TGCCGTGCCGGTGAAGTTCGCAAGGTTGCGCTGAAACTCAACGCCAGCCTCGCCAATCCGTTCCAACTGCTGTTGAAGCGCCTTGCCGGACTTCTCCATTGATGCCAGAGCCGTGACACCCTTGGCAGCGCCGGATTGCAGGCGTCCAACATCGGCGGAAACGGAAATGACAATATCACCGACCGGCATTAGACATCACTCCAAGACAAAATCGCCGCGCTTGGCCCGCCGTAGCAGATCAAGCATTTCTTTCTTGTCATCCTCATCCAATGACACGCCGGGCCGCTCCGTAAGGGTTTCGGCAAGCCACCAGAAATGACGCGGGGGCATTTGCCAAAACTCAGACGGCGCAATCTGTAGCTTTGTGACCGCGATTTGATACGCGGTCTTTACGAAGCGTCCGGCTTTCCCGATGACGTGCCGTCCCCTTTCGGTGCCCCGTCAAAAAGCACCTCCAGCAAGGCAGTCAGGCAGCCCGCAATCAAGGCCCGGTCATCCATCAGCGATGACATGATTTCCCGATGCACTTCACGATCCGCAACCTTGCACCCGGCATAGCGCAACATGGCACCGATGCACTTGGACATCTTTGTGTAATTCGGGGCCGCGTTCCAAGTCACGATCTCATGCAACAGCGCGATGTCCTCAATCTGACACGCCACGTCAAAGGCGTGTTTTTCCGGGATGGTGTAGGTCGCACCCCGGAAAAGCATTTCAATCGCCGCCATCAGGAAATCGTCCAAGTGCCGGACGAAACCATCGTCGCCTTGAATGTCGCGGCGTCGTCATACGGGTTGCCTTCTTCGTAGGAAGTCAGGAAGAAGTTCCCCGCAACCGTGTCCGCCGCAGCCAATGCGTCCGCGTACTTGAACGTGATGTCAGTCAGCAGCTTGGACGTGGTGGGCGATGTCCACAGGGCGCGCAGAAGCACGTCCTCGGCGATGCCTTCAACCGTCAATTCGCATTGCGTGGTCTTGGCTGCGGCAAGCAACTCAATCACGCCATTGCTGTCCATGTCGGTCACGTCGATTGGCTCGGCGCTGAATTTGATGCTGGTCATACGCACCCCGCCAATAGCGGTTGCGGCTTTGGAAAGGACCGCAAGACGGCCCGCTGCTTTTGCCATGGGGTAACTCCTTTAGGCGGGGTTGATGAGGCCGCGATAAACGCAAACCCCGTGAAAAGACCCGTCCGAAACGCGGGTCACATCGCTTTCAGTCCGCCGAAGCAGAATGAGCGAATATCCGGCCAAAGTCAGGGGGCCGTTATGCAGCCGCGCCCAGATTTGACCTTGAATTTCTTTCGTTTCCTTCATGCTGCCCGAACGGCTCCGAGTATGCACCCGCGCAGCCATTTCAAAGCCGTTTTCCGCCCGATCATCCCAATCGGTGACAACGATAGTCCCGACTTCCACATAGGGCCACGTCGCCAGAGAACCGCCGTCCGCCGCTTGCGGCGCTGCGTCATAAACCCTAAGGCCCAGCGCCGTCAAAGCGGTGTATAGTGCGCCCTGGATTACCGTCTCAGCGCTCATGTCCCGCCCTTACTGCATCAGCCGCGCAACCAATCGGCGCGCAAACTTGTCCAAAAAAACGCGGTCCAACTCCGAAACCACTTCCTCACGCGACCGGAAAAAGAAGCCGTGCTCAACCCCGTCCGGCCCGTCGCCATATTCCAGAAACCGCCAGTAATAGGCCCCCACCACGCGAATGGTCGAGGTTATGGCCGTTCCGTTCATCTTCTCGCGGTAAACCTTGACGCCCTTGCGCATGGCCCCCGTATCAACCGGCATTCTGCCTTGCGCTGCCTTGGCAACCTGCTTTGCAACGTCGTTTACCGTGTCGCCGATCATCTTGCGGGCCTCTTTCGGGGCCACATCGCGCAACATGGTCATAACATCGTGCAAGCCGGTGATTTCAATCTTCACGAATGAACCCCGCGCTCCGCCTCGATCTTCATCTTTTGGGGCCGCAGACCATTCCGCTTGATTGTGCGGATGTTGTACCAAACCCCATCCCACACGATCCGGTCCAATTCGGTCAGATCATTGCGAGAATACATCTCGAAAACGATCATGTTAGTCGCCGTGGTTCGGTCGTTTACCGCGCCTTCACGGCCAGATGCCGACATGGCCTTGGCCCAAACCGTCACAACGTCAGACCATGCCTGCGTGACGCCGCCGATGCCGTCTGCCGTCTCGGCGTACCGCTGAAAGGTGATCCGCTCAGACATGCCCCCAGCGGTCATAGGCGACCCCACCGCAGCGTTTCCATGATCGCCGATACCGCCATCGGCAATTCGGCCATAGATGCCCCCACGGCCTCCCTATTGGCAAACCAATGGCCGATCAAAAGCAGCATCGCCGTCTTGGCAGCGGGCAACATCTGCGCCGTCATCCCGCAAGTGAACGTGACAGACACCAAATCCCCGGCGACATCGTTCACATACAGGCCAAGAGGCGTTGGCGTGGTCGTGTAGGTTGTGACCGCAACCGCATCGGCGGTTACCGCCGTCACAACCGCGTCCGGCATTTGGATCAAAAACGGCTCAATCTCATTCCGAAACTCGGCTTTCCAAGTCTGCGGCATGATTGCCCGGCCCAAAACCCCGCGCCACCCGTCCATATACGCCGTGGCACCCAAAATCAGGCTTGTGATCAGGTTATCTTCCTCGCTTCCCGACACGCGCAAATGTTCCTTCGCCTCGGCCAAGGTCACAAGTTCAATCGTCGGGCCGGTCAGAAGAGAAAGGCTCATTTTACCTCCGGGGCCTTCTTCATGGCCTTGTTTTCGTCAACAGCACCAAAAGCCCGCGCCGCGTCAAGCAATTCAGGCGGGCAATCGGTCCCGGCCTGCAACTCGGTCGGGTAAACCTCGCCACTCACCACCCCGAATATCGGCTTTGTCAGTTTCGCCATGGTAAACCTCATATCTGCTTAGAGAAAGGGGCAGGTTTCCCCGCCCCCTCTGTCGAAACAGATCAGGAAACAGCCACTTTCAGCAGCTTGATCGCGTTCGTGTCCAGCAGTCGACCGCCAACGCGGCGGAACATCTGGAAGCGCACCCAACCGGCTTTGGTCACTTCGTCCCGGATCACGTAAGTGCCGGGAATGTCAGCGACCAGATAACCCTTGGAGAAGTCACCAAAGGCCACCGGGAAGGCGTTTGCGGCGATCACGGGCATGTCCTCGGCAATGGTGATTGCCTTGCCGCCGATGGTGTCCGGCAGACCCGCCGAAACCGCCTGTTGCAGCAGGTACTGCCCGGTGCTGTCCTTGACAATCGCCAGCGCGGCCATGGTCAGGGAGTTCATCACGTAACGCGCGTTGGCACGATAGGCCGATTTCAACGTCATTTCCATGGTGCGGAAAGTGTCGAAAGCGTTCGTTGCCAGTGCAGCGGCTTGACCAGTGGCCAGATACTGCAACACGCCGAAAGCACGGCCCGCGTCAGCGGTGTTTACCGGCGTACCAGTCAGGAAGCCGGTCGGCTTGTTCGTGCCATCGCCCGAAATGAACGCCGCGCCTTCCATGATCGCAAACCGCTCGCCGCCGTCCATGATCAGCAGATCTTCGACATTGAAAAACAGATCAGAAATCGAATGGCGCGTGGCCTCCGGGGTTGCCGACATTTCGCCAAACGTCGGAACAACGTCGGCAAAGTTCGGCGTTGCGGTCGGGATGGTGCGCGTCGAGACTTCGCCAACCCACTCGCCCACAAGACCGCCCGTGTTGACGACTTGGTGATAGTCGGTCGTGCCGGTGGTGATCACTCGCGCAATCTGACGAATGGGCGAAATGTCCTGCGCGGTCTTGTAAACCGCATCGGCGATCACTTTCGGCAGGCCAAAGCCGCCCGAAGCCGGGGTTGCAATGCGAACGTCAACGGCCTTCTTTTCCGCCTCGCGCAGAGCGTTCTGGACGTTGTAATCCGAACCCTTGCGCAGGTAGTCATTGAACGCCGCCTTGTGCTCGTCGGTGATGACTTGCGATGCCAAGCCGCCGGGGCGGTTTGCTTTGGCTTCCATTTCAGCCAGACGGGCTTCCATGGCCTTTTCGCGCAGTTCGTGGTCCTGCTTGGCCTTCAGCGTAGCGGCCAGATCGGTTTCCATGCGCGCCAGTTTCTGTTCGGTCACAACGTCAGCGGCCTTGCGGCTTTCAACTTCGGACCGCAGCGCGGCGATGGTCTTGTTGCCCTCTTCGATGAGGGGCTTCAGGTCGTCAAGTGCCATGGGAAATCTCCTTCAATGGCGTTTACAGGGAAATGCGGGCTTTCAGCAGCGCCGCCAGTTCATCCGAGCCATTGCCAGCGTCCCGCATGGCCTTGACCGCGTTTAGCCCGCCGCCCATAAGCGCGCGCGCCACAGAACGAGAAAGCCCAGCATCCCGCGTGAGCATCCGTTCCAAGTCCCGTTCGGTCATCTCAGCGGCCTTAACCGCGTCAACCCGAGCAAGTTCATTCATCGGGAAAGTCACAAAAGACACCTCCCAAAGGTTCAATTCCTTCAACAGCCGGTTGCCCTTGCCGTCTTGCTCCGAAAGCATGGTCTGATAACCGATAGACAGGCCGTCAACCGCATCCGCCTTGGCCAGTTCATAGGCTTCCGCGCCCTTGGCAATGCTTGTCAGAAACCGGCCCTTGACCCGCAGCCCGTTGCCGTCCTCTTTCACATCATCCCAAACGCCAATCACTTCGTCAGGATCATGCTGCCAAAGCATCTTGATCTTGCGGCCCGATTTGAGCGACCCGGTAAAAGCACCCGGCATGATGATGTCGCCGCCAAGGTCCACAGAACCAAACACGGCCCCGTAACCCTCGACCGTTCCATCAGAACCGGCCTTAAACTCAAGCTGAAGGTGCTTGTGTTCCATCTTTCGCCCCCATAACGCCCTGCGAAACACCGTCCGCCCAAGCCTCTTTGATCGGATTTAGGCCCACTTCGGCCCTGATTTCATTCTGCGACATCCAAGCCGCCTGCCCACCCGCGCCCAGCGCTTTGGTGTAGTATTCAGCCTGATCCTTGAAGTCGCCGCGCAGAAGGTTGCGCTCATCAAGATCAACCGTAAGACCCGGCACATTGTTTAGGATGTCGCGATTTGCCGCCTGCTCGAAACGCTCAATCCACGGCCCCAAGGTATGAATGACGTGCATCCGAAACATTTGCTCAGCACTGGCAAAGGTCGCCGCCTTGTCTGCCTGCATCAGCATTATAGGCTGAACCCGAAACGCCCGCCCGATCTCTTCAATCTGCATACGGCGCGTTTCGATGTATTGAGCATCAACGCTAGTCATCGTCATCGAATGAAACTTGGCGTCACTGTCAACAATCGCAACGCCGCCTTCGCCATTCGTCCCGAAACGGGCCTGCCATGTCGCGCGCAGGTTTTCCTTGGCATCGGGCGATAGCTTGTTAGGAAACGCCAACACGCCAGAAGGCTTGCCGCCCGCCCCCGCCAGCTTCGCCTGCTGCGCCTCTAGGGCCATTGACAGCCCGATAGCCTCCCTTGCCGCCCGAACCGCTGAAAGGCCCTGATAACCGTCCAGAGACGGCCCGCGCAGGTAAAACACCTGAGACAGTGGGAAAATGCCAAAAGTCTTGTCCAGATAGGTTACGCGGATATTCAGAGACCAGTCCTGGCCCTGCTCAACCGACCATGAGCCGGACGGAACCGGCAGCAACTCCCGAACCTCGCCCCGGATCACGTTCTTGATTGCAATCGCGCCGCCCGCAAGCGCCGCATTGAAAATCATCCCCTCGCGAAACTCATAGGACGTTTGCCAGCTATTCGGGCGAACCGCCAAAACCTTATAGGCCCAATGGCTTTCGTCCTCTTGCCACATTTTCCGGCCGGAACCGTCGCGCGCCGTGGAAATGATCCGAACCGGCATTTGGGCCAAGCCCTCGGCAATCACCCTCGCCGCGCAGAAAACAGCCGTCACGTCAATCGCGGTGTTAACCGTCACGGATTTTCCGCTCGACGTGCCCCATCCAATCCAACCCGGCATCATCGAGGCCAAAGTGGTCAGGGAATATGTGGCGCTCTTGCGCATAAATCCAAGCATCAAAGCACCATCAGCCCTTCGCTTTCGAGATATGATCCGCCATCGCTTCCACCATCCCACGTTCCGGCAACGCTCATTGCCATTGCCAGCGCCACCATGCCGTCAATCCGGCCACGGCTCTTATTCTTCGCCATCTTTCGATTGCCTGCCGGATCCATCTGCACAACCGCATTCGCCGCGCACATAGACAAAACAGGGTGATCGCCGTGCGCAATCCTTTGCGTCAAGATCGCGCTTTCCAAATCCCGCAACGCAGGCGACATGCTGGCAAAGCCCTGCCCCATTGGCACAAAGATAGCATCATCACCGTCAAGCTGCTCAGGCGTAAAGCCTGCCTCAGCCAGTCGAGGCTTCAAATGCGCGAAGTTCCATCTGTCAAAGGCGATCTTGCGAACGTCATATTCCTGCGACAAGTCGTACAGAACAGCCGCGACATAGGCATAGTCCACAGTCGGGCCCGGCGTGGCGCACAAATAGCCGTCCTTGGCCCAAACGTCATAGGGCACCCGGTCGGCCTTGGACTTCTCGCGCAAGCCGTTCTCTGGAAGCCAGAACGTCGGGTGAACCCCCCACATATTTTCATCCGGCGAAACCAAAACCAGCGCCGTCAAGTCAGATACCTGCGACAAGTCCAGACCGCCGAAAACCACAGCGCCAGGTTCAAGCGGCTTTGGAACTCCGCCGCAATCCTGCCAAGTCTTGCGCCCGATGAATGGCGATGTCGCCTCAATCCGCTGGTTTAGGTAAAGCCAGCGAAACGTGTTTTCCTCGCCCGGCAATCGATCAGCCCGCGCCGCCAAGTCCTCCAGATCGCTAACGCTGCGAAACTCGCCCATCGCCGGGTTAGACGCCAGCCAAGCCTCGCGGTCCATAACGTCGCAATCCTTTGGCGCGGTGTAGACGTGCGAAACGATCCGGGGATCTTCGCTGTTCTCCGCGTCATCAAGCCATCGGCTGAAAAGGTCGTTATCCGTTGCCGCCTGCGTTGATATGGCAATCAACAGCGGCCTTTCGTGCGCGCCCTGTGATGTCGTGATAGCCTCGATAAAGTCCGACGTAGGCCCCTTAACCTGCCCGACTTCATCCAAGATCGCCAAGACAGGCGACAGGCCATGTGCCGTGCCAGCCTCCGCGCTGATCGCCTGATATTCCACATTCAACCGGACGCCGAAAATCTGCTTCTGCGATGGCACAATCCGCGAAATGCCCTTATGCCGCAATTCAGGGCTGAGAAGGATCATCTTCTGCATTAGCTTGAAAACCAGCGCCGCCTGCTTTTGTGACAAAGCCCCGCTGATGATCTGACTGTTCCGAACCGCCTCCGGCCCCAAGACATGCGCCAAGCAAATCGCGGCAATCAACGCAGACTTGCCGTTCTTGCGCCCGATGGAAAGATAGGCCCGGCTTGTCCCCGCCGGATTGTCATATACCTCAAGGATAAAGCGCTTCTGAAACCCCATCAGTACAAGCGGCTTGCCTACATGCCGCCCCTCGGGGACACGAATGTAGCGCTCAATAAACGCAATGACCCGTTCCCCGCGCGTCATCAGTTCATCCCGGCAAGCAAATCATCCCCCTCGCCGGCGTTCTCAATCCCCTTCGCATGGCTGCGGCGCACCGCAACATCCCGCGTTTCGCCACTCATTGCGCGCGCGTGAAGCTGCAATGACCGCCGATAGGACAGCACGATTGACGCATTCATCTGAATGACCGTCTTGCGCGGGTTTACAACAGGCGTCCCCCGGTCACTCTGCAAAATCGGCCCCTCGATCCGCATCATCCGTTGATCCTGCTCCAGATCGGCCATCGTGCGCGCCAGCATCGCCGCCAACTCCAACTGGTGAGCCGTCCATTCCGACCGGGCAAACTCGTCAATCACGCTGGCAAAGAACGCCATGTCGCCTGCGTCAAGAGGAACATTCGACGGCGGCGAAATCTGAACCTGAGAGCCCGCCGCAATTGCCAATGCCCCCGAAACGCTGTCAACCCTTGCCCGCTTGGCCATGTTCATCCCGATTTTTGAGTTAACGCTAAGAGAAAGC